TATTTTTATGTATAGCAACCAATCCGTTTATGGCGGTATTAGCGGATAATGTGGCACTTGGTGTAAACCTTATGCCGTAAAGACCTGATATACCATCCACCGCTGCACTAGCTGGAAGTTTGATTGCATCGGTTGGGGCTGTCCAAGTATAAATCCCATCTTGCTCTAGTGTAGCCCCAGTCTCGTTTCCAGTGGAGTCTGTGCCATCACTATCGCCTGTTACATCCGTCCAGCCTGTGGATTTGTAGTATTCCATATCCAGTGCTGCTGTATTCGCATTGACGGCAGTGGCATCCATATCTATTCCCAAGCCTCCAATAACTTCGGGGGTAAAGATATAGAGATAGTCAGAAGTGGTCATTGCTCCTAGAGTAACATCAGTAGAAGCATCCTTATCTAATGCGTTGGCAGTATAGTTTGTATAAGATGTCGCACTAGCATCATAGAATAGGACATAATGAATTCGTGGAGTTAGGTGGAGTTTCCAGTTATCAGCACAGTAAACCTTTACACCACGAAAACCATTGAGGGTGTTGATATAGCCCACAGTTGAGCTATTAAGTGTGATTGCATCTTCCCCATAAAAATCTAGTATGGGAACTGTATAGGTAGGAGTAGCCATTCTAGTTCACCTCTTTATTTATTTTTCTTTTGGCTCGTCTTGAAAATCAGTTTGTAGTTTGGTAATTCTCCTGTGCTCGCCTTGTAAACGAGCCATCTCGGTTAAGATAGCATTTAATTCAGTCTGTAGCTTTTGACTACTTTGAATAATCCCCTGTCTTCTCTGTTCAAACTGACTGAATTGCTCCTCAACCTCTTTTAATTGTGCTTCTAGGATTTTCTTAATATTCTTCATTCTTTCCCCTTTCTAATTTGGGGGCTTACTTTCAGGCGAAGCCCCCCGAAAAACCTTCTAAATTATGTTTATGCACCTAGACCATAACAGGAGTATGCCTCCGAAGAACCCGTAACATTAGTAACGATTATCACGAATTCCCGAACTACGTTCTGTGCTACGGTTACTGTGCCATCAAGTGTTGCACCTCCCGCAACCACGGTAATGGTATTAGCCCCAGCAGACTTGTTGTTAATGTAGAAGTGGAAACTGGTGCCAACCGCACAGTCCACAATTCCAGCAACCAAAGCTGCTGCCGTTGGTAGTGTGTAGTTAGCTGCCGCTGTTGGTGTTCCATCAATAACCTTGGTTAGAAGTTCGGCAATGGTTAGGGTTACTGAGTCTGTCTTAGCTGTCTGAGTTATCTTTTCAGTTATCGGACCGCTAAACAAGAGACACCCAGTGCCCTTCGGAACAAGCTCTAGCGGAACGTTGGTCTCACCACTAGCAGTTATTGTTGGGGCTACACCAGTAGCCGAGCTGGCTATGGTAAGTTCGTTCACTGAGCCAGCTGCGGAATTCAGGATTAGGATTTCCTCATCTTGGTCATTGGTAAAGGTGAAGCCCAAGTCTGCAGTGCTACCCAAGTTCTCTAACACCACATTTGCAGCGTTGGCATTCTTAACATTAAGATATTGGGTTGCAGAGCCAACCGCCTCAATATAGAGAACCTCATTTCCAGCACTATCTTGGATACCGTTATTACCCAAGAACTTGATAAAGTTACCACTCTCAAGCGTAAGGTGAGTGGCATCAAAGGTGTATTCTAGGGCATCAGCTATCTCCACCTTAACATTTTTACCAGTTACTGCATTAAGGTGAAGTTCGCCAGCAGTCTCATTCCATATACCCGTCTCGCCAGTAACCCACGTGATGGCGTTCAAGACAATGTAGCCAGCGTTATCTATGTGGTTGGCATTCATATCCACTGCACTCGCACTGAAGTCGTATTCCTTGGTAGTGTCTATACTAATGTCAACTGATTGACCTGATGCAGCATTGAGTGTAGTGTCCCCCGTGGAGCCGTCTGCCCAGAATGCTGTATGCGAACTCCCCGCTTTGCTAACGGCTATCAGAATATCCCCATCATCGGTGATGTTACTGATAATCCCTGAATTGGCAGCCAGTGCGTAAGACTTTACCGTGCCTTCTAGAACACCAGTTATTGTCGTATCGGCAGCAATACCAGCACTGCAATTCAGTAGCACAATGTCATCGGTAGTTCCTAGCTGAAGGTGCTCGTCATCAGCTATGTTTAGGTCTGACCCAGACAAAACGTTGAATGAGTTAGCGGTGAAAGTAAAGTCGTCAGCACCAGCTATCTCAATGTCTATCTGGTCATCAGTATCAGCGGTTATAGAAGTATCATCATCGGCATCTAAAACCAATGAGTTGCCGTGAATGTCAACCTCGGTGGCTGATACATCAACCTCATCATTGCCTGCTATCGCTATATGGAATTCCTGTCCAGTTTTAGCATTAACCGTTAAATCACCTGAATTGTCTCTTACTAAGTAGCAATTTGTTGCAGCAGGAGCCACACCATCAGTGTCAAGAACCAGTTCATCTACCGTCAAAGTAGAAGACCAAGTCATATTACCTGATACTACTAGGTCTCCAGTAATGGTTGCATTACCAGTTGCCAGCGTTCCACTAGTGGATATGTTGTAGGTATCCTCATCACTATGAGTAGACATAGCGTGAGAAGCCACAGCAAAATCAGCAGCTGTATTGCCATCAAGTTGGTCGGCATTTAGGTTGGTGACTTTTGTAGTTGATGCTACAGTAAACGGAGCAGTGCCAGTAGCTTGGTCTGAAGTAAAGGTTAAGCCAGTTATGGTATATGCCCCAACATCCCAATTAGCCGTAAGTGGCACAGAGCCATCAGCTAAAAGGTCTCCAGCCGCAGCAGCAGTAGAATCTACCCTCGGTGCCCTAAACAATACGGCAGAAATATGCCCACCAGAATTATTGCTAGTATAAGCCTCAAGTGCGGTAGCAAAAGCTCCGCCCTTACCAGCTGTAGCCTTCATAGCTCGGCATTCAGCAGTAACTATACCACTTGCCGAAGAAGCAGTGGCTTCACGATAGGCAGGAGTAATCACAATGTTATCACTGTCAGTAACGGTAGTTATCCGATATTTAGTAGTTGCACTGTCCTTATAGATATACCTACCCACCATCGCAGCGGTAAAGTTGCTACCACTATCAGTAACAGCCGTGCTGTCAAGAGTAAAGCCCAGTGTGGAGTTAATATCAGTATCACCGTAAGTAGAACCATCTATCATTGCCAGTTCATCACCAACAGCAATATCGGAGTTACCATCTACCCAAACTGGGTCAAGTGGACCTTCAGTCTGGATTTCACCATACTCACCAGCGGCTATATGCTGTATAGCGACACCATAGACATCAATATCGTCTGATGTGCTTGATGCCTTAACAGCAATGTTCGTAGCAGTAGAATTAGCGGTATCCAAAACAACCACATCACCAGCCCATAACTCTAGGTCATCCTTATTCTGACAACGCCTTATACTAACTGCCCCTTGTGTCTTGAGTAGTTTTCTATCAATTTTTAGAGTATCCATTTATTCCCTTTAGAAAGAACGGAGCAAGGTATTTAATCCGCCCCCTCTCTCCGTTCTTATGTTATTTTCTTTGGCGGTTTATAATCCTTTAACCCAAACGCCGTGGTCATCTCGCATCTCTCTTGTTCCAAACAGTTCGTAAGAAACAACCTTCCTTGCTAGATAATCAATGTCAAATTGGCTAACGGTTGTTGGGGCTATCTGCCTTACCAAAGCCATAGCCGACTTATGGAAGAGAGTGTTGTCGTGCCCATTGGTGTTGTCTCCTTCAGTGTTTGAACTCTTATAAAAGTTCACACCAAGAGCAGAGCCGAAAAAGCCTCTCTTTGCCTTAGCCGATAATTGCCCCACGGACTCCTTATACTCCATACGAGTGAAGAAATCCTGTTTAATCAAGCTACCCCATTCCGCAGGTGATACCACAGCACTCCTATCCTCGTCTGGTGCATTGGCATCATCAAGGTATTGCACTGCCCTAATCCAGTTGTCAACAGTAGTTGCTGTTGCCAGCGTCCCTACTGTTTGACTAAAGCTGTCAGGCAATCCCGCCAGAGTATCATCAATCTGCAAAGCTAGTGCATAACCAAGCTTAGGTGCCCATAGTGCAGCTTGGTCTTGTAGTGCCTGAGCATCGGTTTCAACTTCAACTGCAATAGCAGCATAGTAGTATTGGTCAATGTTGATGTCTAATTGAGTAACAGTAACCGTCTCATAGTCAACAGCACTATTTTCGGTTTTCGCTCTCGCTGCCAGATTGAGCACATCGTTGACGTGAATTACATCACCTTTGGTTAATCCCTTTTCATATTTCGTGTCGCAAAGGGTAGCGTATAGTAAGTTGTTTTCCCTTTCTTCTAAAACATACGGACTCCAAATTTCAGGAATATATTCATCCTGAGTGGTATTGTCCATAAATGTAGTTGCGCCTGTAGCCATTTAATTCTCCCTAAGGACTCAAGTCCCTGTATTTATTCTGTATTTGCACCTGTATCTCAACAGGTAACTCTAATTCAAAGAATCTACTCAAGTCGGGTAGTGTTTGCTTTTCCATCTTCTTAACAAGCATACCCTTGTCCTGCTCTGGTGTGGATTTTGCAGATAGTTTTGTTGGGCTTATCCACTTCAGGAGCAAGTCAATATAAACCCGTTTCTTTATTTGGTCAAAAGGTGTGAGTTGCTCTGGTTCTGGTTTACTTCTATCCTTTGTAAAGATTTCCGCACCTTGATTTGCTTTTATGCCAGAAGCTACTCGTCCAGTCTGACCCTCAAGCTTATTAAACGCCTCCTTGACTATATTCCTCTTTTTAGTCTTGGTTGCCATAACATCCCTCCGTTAATGGTTTATCCATTGGTAGATTTCCCTTCTTCCCACAATATGGGCAAATATATGAGTTGCCCCACCATTTACCCTTAATCCATAAACCCTCTCGGGTTATTGAAAACCACTCAATAGCAGTCTTGTGCAAATCGCCTACTTCTTCAGCAAGAACGTGATTGCACTGCCCACAGTGTATTCTCCTAATCAGAATAGGTCTGCCGCCCTCTTTTGGCTTAAACCTATACCTCGGTGGTATTTGAATCATTTATTTCTTCTTATACCTATCCAGAAGCTCCTGTGGCGTCCTCGCCTCATCAGAGGCTTTTCGGAAATCTCCTATTTTAATAGGGACATCACTGGCACCCGTTGGTCCACCAGTTTCTTGGGTTAATACATCCTTTTCCTTCAATATCTCCAACGCTTTTTCTTTAGCCCTTTCATCAACCATCTTCTGAATTTCTTCTTCTTTAGGGGTTTCTTTCTTTACTGCCAGTTTCCTTAATTTATTATCTGCTCTTTGGTATTGTCTTCGGAGAACGCAATCTCTAATATCCCAGTATTCGTCATCCTCTTCAGTCAATCCAGCCGCTTCTACCTTTTTCTGGTAACTGGTAATCTTTTCCTCAAATTCTGCCTGCCTTCGGCTTGCTTCCCTCTTTTTCTCTATCTCACTAATCCTGTCATCAAATAGTTTTGTGAGGTCGCCTTTCTTCGCCTTAACAGTGGAGTCAAATTCCTCCTCAGATTGCCCCTTTGTTTCAGCGATAATAGCAGCCAAAGCCTTTTGGTATTCCCTGTCAAACTCTCGGTCATCCAAAACCCTTTTGGCACGTTGAAGTTCTCTGGAAACTTCATTGAATTGTTGCTGAAGCGTCTTGAAACCTTTTTCCTTTTCAGTCGCTTTAGCATCTGATTCGGCCTTTGCTTGTTCCAAAGCCTTAATTCTTTGCTCTGCGGAAAGAGTCTCTTCTGCCTGAGTCTCTTTCCCTTCCACAATCTCTTTTACCATTTTAATGTCCTCCTTAGTATGCCGTCCTTGGATGGCACTCTAGTTGGGCATACTTGCCCTTATATCTATTATACCATAAGTCGTTATGTCAACTATCTTCCAAGTATTCTGCGAGCTGCTTTTCTCGCAGATGAAGGGGTCTCGTCTTCTCTCGCAGCCTTCTCTCTCGTATATTGCCCCCAGATAAGTTCAAGCCAATCATCTGACTTGCCTTGGGCTAATCTTATAATTGCATTTAGTGTTCTCTTGGGCTGTGTGATAGGAACACCCAGTAGATAACCAGCCAATTCTGGGAAATCCTGCAAGGCTCTTACCCATTCTGCTTCTGCTATGTTATAGGCAATAGTCTGCATCTCCCTTAACGCCTGGGTGGTAACAATTCCTGCATTTTCATAATAGCCCCGCACCCCTCCCGATAAATAAGTCCCCATTACGGGAATCATAGCTAACGCCATTGCTCCGAAATCGGATAGTAGTTCCTTCGCATTCTTGGCTGGGCGGCTACGGGATATAGCCCCGATTATTAAGGCAGGGATAACAAAGGATTCTATTGCTTTTAATACCAGTTGGGGGAAGGATAATTGCTTAGTTGTATATCGCCCCAATAATTCGTGCCTAAAGAAATTCCAGTTTTGATTTAACTGGTTGGTAAAACGAGTAACAGCTTTCATAAACTCGCCAGAGCGGTAATATTCAGCCACATCCTTAATACTAAATATTGGTTGGGTGCGCCGGATGCCTCTGTCTGCATATTCAGCTGCTTCGGTCATCATCCCTGGATTGCGAGACAAGAAGTCGTCAAATGCACCACGCCACAAAGAACGAACTGTTATCCTATCACAAGTAGTAGTTAAAATCATAAAGGCTTCTTTGGGGGAAATCTTATTCATTACCTTGCTTTTTAATTTCCGCATCTGTCTTGCTTCGGCAATCTCTCTTTCAAATGTCCTTTGGTGCATCTGAGGGGAGTATTTCTTAATCAATTGGCCCGTTTCTTGGGGGTGTGCTACATATGTAAAAAGCCCCTTTATTGCTGGAAGTTCGCCTATTTCAGCCATACCAATAAAGTATGAAGCGAACTGCTTGGGGGCAACAGTCAGATTAACACCCAATATAGATGCAGTTGCGTTTACCCTTAAAAATCTACCCAGCATTTCTCCACTAGATGTAATTCGTAAGGGGTCGGTTTCGGCAACTTGCCTTAACCATTTATCAATAACCTTATATGTTTCCGCTCCCTCTTTAACCACGAAGGCTCTCTTAAATTGGGCATTATGCACTATCAACTGTAAATCCCTCACTGCTGGAGCAAAGGCTTTATAGTGTTCTACATTCTGTAAATGCCTTATAAAAATCTCTACTGCATTTAGATTTACGGGTTGCATCGCCTTATGGCTTCTCTCCCTCAAGAATCGTTTAGTTATTTTGGAAGAAGCCCATTGAGCCGTGAAACGATATATGGATTCTTGTGCCATCTGCTGTTGCAGACTAAATTCAGGAGCTATTTTACCCTCCCATCTCAACATAATAGGGAAATAATCATCTACAATAGAAAGCGGTTTCCCCTCAACCTGCGTTCTGACTTTGCTTATAGCCTCACCATCTCTTTGAAAGTAACTATGGAGCCAATCAGCCAATATTCGTTCTTGGGCGGTTAGACTATTAACAATTTCTTTAATCTGCGTATCGGTGTAATTATTTCCGTGCTCCATATGGAGTAGGTTGTCATTATTCAGACTAGAAAGATATACACCAATCTTTTCTTGTGATGTAAGTGTTAGCCCTGCTATATCTTCCTCATTACTGATTATTGAACCCAAATCAATATTGCTCTCCCTAACCAAATTTCTAAATTCATCCATCATAGTATAGATACCCTGCAACTTTTGATTAGTTGCTTCGTTAATAGGCTTATAGAAAACATCTTGCATTAAACCAGTTTCTCTATAGCCATCCATACGGAAGAAGATACGCTCCACTCTATCGGAGCGACTAATAAACCCCTTAGCTTGCTCTCCGACCTTATGCCACCGACCCTCTCTTAAACTCGCTTCAGTAATTGCTTCTGGCAATGGGGGTGGCTTGCCAATGTGGTCAATCAAATCATTAACAGCACTCTCCACCCTTCTATTGGCTTGAATCTTAATTAGTTTATTCTTTAATCTACCAAGTTTAACAGCAGCACTCGCTTCATCATAAAGCATTTGAAGTTGATTGAAAGATAATTCACGCAATGGCACTTTGCTTGCCATCTCAATATACTTCTCTGGTATTTCAACTGGCATACCCTCCGCTTCTAGTCTATCAATATGTGCGAGTAGAGACTCACGTCTGCTAATAGTTTTATTGGTTCTAAAACCAATGTCATAAGCATCCAAAATATCCTTAACTTGTTGCTTGTATTCTAATGGGAGAGTCTTAATATCCAGCTTCTTAAACTTACCCACAAGCCCCTTAACGCCAAGTTCCTGAATTTCTTCTTGTTTTAGACTACTAATGGGAACATAGGTGTTTACTACGGGTGCTTCGGGTGCTGGCTTTATAGTAACCTCTCTGGGAACAGGAACAATCGCTCTTGCAACTTTAGCGGGAACTTCCATTTCAGGAATTATTTCTGGGGTTATCCCTGTTGGAACTGTAGGTTCACCTTGTTGTGTAATCCCGCCCACTATCTCACCACCAGCACCAAGAACGCCAAATGGAAGTGTAGCGATAGCCGCTCTTACCGCTACATCAGGGATATTCTCAAATACTTGGCGGTTTTTATCAAATATTTTAGCCGTTGCGTTATGAATAATATCTTGGGCAATTTCTTCCATTACTTCAGCAGCTTCAACCTGAGTAAAGGTTTTAACACCCCTAGCCAATAGAGTTTTCCAAGTCGCTCTACCAACTTCCCTCATCAGAGTTTTGGTAAGTAAATTCTTTACTGGTCTAGCCAATGCTCCCAACAAAGGTAAATCACTAGCAGCTTCAATCATTCCAATAAACGAACCAACTGGTAATGTAATGGCAGTAGCTTCGTCGGGGGTAGCTCCACTGCGAATTAAATCATTATATAAATCCTGGGACTCTATGGGAATAGCAACCACACCAGCTGCCATAGCACCCAATACAGGATTACCCCCCGTAGCAAGCATAACAACTCCACCAGCAGCCAAAGCCGATAAGGAAAAGGCTGCCGAATCAGATATAAGATAAGCCCAATATGCAGGGTCTTTTGCCACCTCTGGTTTATCTCTAATAGTGCTTATTACATCCCTTGTCCATTCTGGCTTTACAGCCAGTTCGGGATGTTCTTTTATCCACTCTTGATACTTTTGCTGGCTTTCTTGATACTTTATATCAATTGCAATGCGAGCTTCCTGTAAGATTTCCTTCTGTCGCCTTTCCTGCTCTTCGGGTAATAAAAGCAAACCTGGTTCATATTGCTGACTAATAGCCACTGCTCTGGGTAATGTGGTTGTAAGATAATCCTTGCCGAGTTGTCCTATATTAGCAAAACCAGAATAAAGCCTTTTCCCTATAACATCCCAAATTTCGCCCAACTTCTGACCAAATTCAGTCTGGGGAAGAGTTTCTATACCAAGTTTTGCCCCTTCTAATTCTGCTGTAATTGGGGATATAGGTCTATAATCAACGGGTTCTCTTGCGGGAGGTCCTTTGGGTTCCCATAAAGCTGCCACCCATCTTTTTGACTTATTCCAGAGGTCGGTATATTTCTCTTCTAACCCCGTATTTTCAGGTTCCCACTTCCACGGTTCTGCCATTTAATTCTCCTATTGTCTTGGGGTTCTCCATCCTCTGGGAGATGGTGCTTTAGTTGGCCATCTTCTTTGTGCCTCAAACAATAAATCTTGTGGAGTTCTAGCATCCCAATGCCTAGATACGCCTGCTAGTTGTGCCCATTGAGTAGGTGTGGTTCTAGCTACTAATTGACCACTAGGTATTCCAAGTCGTCCTGTTTCGGGCAAGGGTTGCCCTGCCTTTAATTGTGGTGCATATTCAGTCAACCAAGAGGGGACAGGCGGTCCCACTGGTCTTCTAGGCTGTTCTGTCTCTTCTACTTCCAACCTACCTAACTCAGTTTCTACTTCAAGTAATTCTTTTCTTAATTTGGAGAGTTGCTGCACACGGCTAGAAAGGGTTGTAGCTTGCCCTGGCATCGTTAATTGTTCAGATGCCCCTAGAACTTCAGTCTCTAATTCGCCCAATCTTTCTCTTCGCTGTCCTAGATACTCTTCTTCCTCCCACTGTTGTCTCACCTGCTCTAAATATCCAGGCATATTCTCATCAAAGAACCTTTCAATCCAATTCTGTGGTTCCTCAGGAAGCCCTGATGGTTGCCACATAGATTGTCTGGCAATATCAGCTTGCCTTGCCCTCTCTGCTTGAACTTGCGCTAAACCAAATGCTTGTGTTTGCCCACCCCACCAAGCCCGCTGTGCCTCTGCTTCTCTCTCACGAACCCCAACTTCCCACCTTGACTCCTCAGCTTTTCTGGCAGCCTCTATCCATTCAAGACCCTTCTTACCCTTTTCAACTTCCGCTTCCCTACGTTCTGCTGCTATCCATTCAGGGGTAATTCTACGAGAAGCTAAAACACCATAAAGAGGTGTTTGTGGCGACAAACCCCTTATATCAACCATCCCTTCTATTTCGGCAATAGCCTCTTCCATCTCTCCAGACTTAATATAACCAAGTGCCTCAAGGCTACCCATATAAGACCCGAGGCTACGCCTAAATTCCGCCTCGCTTATTGAGGGATACCGAACTGGTTGCCCCGCTCCCTCCGAAGCAACCCAATCTACATATAGAGGATTATCGCTTGGGTCCTCCCTATTTATTATTCTACTCCATATCTCCCCACCAATCTTTTGCCCAAATGCGGCAATTAACCACTCACCAAACTCACGGGGATATTTATCCCACCTTTTACCAGCTTCCCCTTCAGTATAATATTTGGGCATTTCGTTGCCTCCTCCTTTCTAGCAATTGTTCCATTTCCCCAATGTATTGATTAGTTTGAGTAACTCCCATAGTTCCCATTAAATCAATCATCTTTTGTGGGTTGAGTTTATACTGCTCATATTCAGCCAATCGTTCATCTACAGAACGCTTTCTTTTATTAAATGGTTTCACATTCTTATACTCTGTCCCCAAAAAACCACTAACAGAATTAACTATATTAGTTACTTCAGCCAAGACTCCATCAAATGTATTTTCTTTCATCATACCTGCCTTGCGGGTCCTCGCACGCCCCTTTGCGTCAACGCCACATCCATCATCTCCCTACCTTGAGGAGTTCGGATGTTTTGAGTCCTGGGCGGACCCCCCTGCGAACCAACTCCCCCCGTCTGTTGTGCCACCTCTTGTTCTAATATATTTATCTCTTCAGTCATCCCCAACTGCTCCATAGCCTTCCTTGCGATAAGTTCCAAAATAAGAGGATTAGTCATTACAACCTTTTCAGCTATAGTTTTCTGCATTATCTTTTTAGCCTTATCGGGGGTATAACCAGCATACTCAACCAAAAATTCTTCCCAGTTAATTATCCCCCCTTCATATAAAGCCCTACCAGCCATTAGTTTTCTGTCATCTTCAATTGGGTCAGCAGACTTTAGTTCTATTCTTGAAGGGGCACAGGCATCTATATCCTTTTCAGTGATTATAATCTCCTTACTACCGCCTTCGGGTTTCTCAAGCCATTGTGTTATTGGCAACCAAGTGGGAACTTTCTTCAATATATTCCTTCCCTGGTCAAGTGCTTTAGCAAACGCTTTTTCTGTTTCTTCTACAATGGAGTCAAACCGCCTGATAAAGTTAGCCCCAACTATATCCTCTTGCCTACCGCTTGAACCCTGCGGTAAGCCAGACATTATCGGAGGTGCTTCTGTAAAAATTCTAGCACGAATGGACTGCATTAAAATAAACGCCTTCTCTGAAGGCTCAAGCCTCTGACCCTCGTCAAACGTAGCCCCTGCTGGTAGGAATACAACACTCAAAATACCAGCCCCAAAATCAGCGTGCCCCTTAAATTCCTCTTCGTTAAACTCTGTTCCTGCTGGAACAATAAGCGTTCTGTGAGGGTGGGCGAATAAATGGTGTGTGCTATCAATATCACTGTTAATAGCACATTCCTGAATGAGTAAATCCTTGACTTTATTTATCCTGCCTACAACTAAAGTTTCAGGATTGCCGCCAGGCGACCTTCTCCCAAACCCAGAGTAGGAATGAATAAAGGGAACAAAGCCATAAATATTGGGGTTTATCTCGTTTTTAAGAACTGGAACTCCATCAGCTTCAAAATACCTAACATCCTTATCCCAATACTCCAACCACTCAACAGTTTTCTTTCTTTTATTACTCCCAGCGTTTTTAGGATTAGACCACTTAGGATACATCATCTCAACTAAATAAGGAGACCTCTCATATCTAACAATCACCTGTTTGGGAATACCGTATTCTTCTTCGGGTGAGGCAAAGATGTTTAATGGGTCAGGAATAAGAAATAGAACTGGCAATATATCAGGACTCTTGTCCCAGTTTTCATTTAATACAGGATGTATCCACCCCTCGCCACGCAGAAGCAAATCCTTAACGTGTTCCTTAAATGGTTGGGGGGATTGCATTAAAATCCTTTTAACCCAATGGTTTTCTAGTAGATTAACCTTGTTAGCTGACTCCCTAGCCTTGTCAGTTTCCCTCTTGGGGTCTACAAATACTTGTGGGTTTCTAGTTATAATATGGGCAGCGGGTCCGTCAATAAGCCACTTTGATGTCCCCGTTCTGGATAAATATTGAGGGGGTTTAATCATTGGAACAGGAAATTTATCATCATAGAACTGCTGTTCCTCTCTCTGTTGACTAACTCTAGCACCGTGAAAGTCATCTATTAAATATTTTTCCAGCTTTTTAATTTCTTCTCTAGTTATCATTGACTCTCCTTATAGTGGAATGAAAACGACTTAACCCCACCTCTGGGCATAACCTTGCTTATTGCCCACAAACCAGCTAGCATAATAACAAAGTCGTTATGTCCCTCGCTGTGGAATTTTAATTTGCCACTTTTGGACTTTACTTGATATACACTTCTCAATTCTTCTATCGCTTCCCTGTTTGGTATGCTAATCTGATATAATCTTATAGCTTCTTCTAACCCATAGTAGGTATCTCTTTTTGAGATATTGCTTGTAAACCAACCCACCCTATCTTTTTTCTGAATGTGCATATTGGGCGTGCCTAAATTAACTATGGTAGCTGCCATCTTCCCACCAGCAGAGGCATTGGCTTCAAACGTGTTATAGGCATTATTATAATAACGGCATACCGCATCGTGTATCTTCGCCACCTCATCAGCAGGTATCTTTCCGTGAGATATGGCAACCACGGTTCCAGTCTTAATCTTCATTACACCCAAAGCGTGAGGGTCATCTTTGCCATCAGAGGGGTCGGTAAAACAACAGTATCTTTCTCCCACCACCCTATCTTGATAAACCATAACCAAGGGATACTTCCTGCCTAATTCGTGGTCTATCGGTTTCTTCAAATCACTCAACATATGATTTAATGCCGTAATATCAAAGAAAGCACTTGATACAACCTCACCTAAAAATTCGTCTAATGTTTCAGGGTATTCCTGCTCTACCTGTATTTCAGAGTATTTACTTTTAATCCGTTTCTGAAACCACTCATCTTGTGTCATCCCCTCTTCTCTATTGGGTCGTGCTCGCCACCCAAGAAAAACGGGGTATGAACTCCCTCCCCCTAAAGCAGACCTAAACCGCTTCATAAAGTGGCTGTCTTTCTTTAATTTATCCCTAGTTGAAAGCTCAATCAACTGTGCTCCTCCAGCATCTATTGTCGGACCAATAGCAGAGAAGTTTGCCGCCCCATAGGGGTGAAACTCCAACTCATCCCTTATAACGATAGAAGCATCCGTTGACCTGCCCGCCTTTTCCGTTGAGGGATAGGCTCTTATCTCGCTCCCGTTCCCAGGGAAGTCCAAAAACCCCTTAGAGGTATGACCTATAGGTTCTTTTAAGAAATCAGGCAAATGATTCCATATAAAACGACACTTTGCCACCAAGTCCCACGCCTCCGATTCCCCCTGTGAAAGAAATAAGACCTTAACATTCTCATTAAAAAGGCATAACCACAAACAATAACCACACACCAACCACGATATGCCATTTTGTCGTGCCTTGCCTATGATTAGTTCTTTATGCTGTTGGAATAAGGTCAGCAGGTCTAGAAGGCTCTCCCACGCCTGCCACTTCACCGTCTGCTTCTTCGCCCTGTCCTGAATGTAGCAAAACTTCGTCAGGAAGTAGTGAGGGGATTGACTGCACTTCTCTACTTCCAAAGCCTTCTTCTTCAAGCTCTCTTCGGGCTTTTTCTCTGTTCTTAATATAGTCGCTGGGCTTAAACTCAAACTCCTTCCTCTCTGTCTTATCTTCAAATAATCCGTTTAACTTTGCCCATAATTCCATCGTCTTGGCAGGGGCACCAACTTTAGTAGCTTCTTTGTAAAGACGCATCTTGAATAGTTCAACTTCGCTCAATTCGGGTTTGACTGTTATTTGTTTTTTCCAGTTCCACGCAGTAACATCAGTAACCCCGTGTTGTTTTGACCAATCTACTAATGTCTTTGGTTCTCGCTCATCTTCAGGCAAAGCTAACCATTGAGCTAATTGCTCTATATGTTTATTTCTTGTCTTTGCTTTCATTTAATATCTTGCTGGGGCTGAAAAAACCTTGCTTAAGGGTTATCCACTAGGTTTCAGCACAACCTTATACACCCCGGCAATCCTCCAATTGTTTAACAAACTCTTCGTGTTTCCCCTCCCGCCATAATTTGCACATCTCAATTGCCCACTCATTGCCTTCAATCGCACAAGATGCACAAGACTCAACCCACGCCATCACTTGAGGGTCGAGAAAATATGGCTTGGTAAAACCTTGTCTCTTCATCAATTATTTCTACAGTAAACCATCCACATCTGTTGTTTCAGTGTGAGTATCTGCATTAAATTAAGGTCAGTTTCTTTTTCTATAATATCAAGAAACTTCTGGTCTAAACGATTGAGGTCATATTGAATTATGTTAAAGCGACCTTTTTCTTCTATGGCAATCATTTGGGTTTCATTCCGTTTTGCGGTTTGCAACGTGGTATAATAAGTAAAGGGGGAATATAAATGATATTAAGAAAATGCTTATTTTGCGATAACATAATTAAGGTCTCTCCCTCTGCTATAAACACAAAGAAAACTTGTAGTATTAAGTGTCGTTCCAAACTCCCATCGCAAATCCAGTCGGGGAAGAACAATCCTGCTTACAAGGGTGGCACTGTTGTTTACACAAATAAGAAGGGTATGTCTTATCGCTATATTAGAGGTTCTCGCCGCCGAGTTGCAGAACACAGATACGTAATGGAGCAAATCTTGGGCAGACCCCTTACCAGCGGAGAGGAGGTGCATCACATCAATGGCGACGGACTTGATAACCGCCCCGAAAACCTCTATGTGCTTGATAAGAAAAACCATTCTCGTAAACATTTTATCCTCTTTAAGCGGGTTCAGGAATTGGAACAAGAAAATGAAAGGCTTAAAGCTAAAATTATTTCCCTTTCCCCCTAACTACCATCCCGTGTTCTATACCCCTTAACAATCTAAGGGCTTTCTTGGCATTGGCAATACTGGTTGCCGTTTGCTTGACCTTCCACTTCCCACCCTTTTTGTGTAATATCTGTTTCCCAGACCTCTTATATGGCATATCTTCTCCTAGCCCCTAAAGCCCACCCAATTTAGCAGGGACTATTTCTCCCGCCCCGAAGGACTCACCTATATTATTCTATTCACTTACTAACTAGGGATTTGCACCCTGCACCAGTTATCTATTTTTGAGAATATATCGCGGGTCATCATCGTGGGATGTATCTCCTTCGACTATTTCCCTTGATTTCTCTGCTATCCGAACACATCCGTCAAAGTGCATGTCATTAATATTTAGATGTAACATAGTGCAAATTCTCTGACACATTGCTATTATATCTCCGAGTGCCAATTCTACCTCTACGCATCCAGCTTCGCAATCCTCATTGTGTTCCTCTATATGGCACAATAGTTTATGCAAATCGTTGGCATTACATACTATACCATACGCTGCATATGAGGGCTTAATATTTCCGAAGGCTTTAGTGCCCCAAAATTCCATTCGTCTCGCAACATATGTCTGAATATTTCTTGACATTCATATGAACCTCTATTAACCTCTACCATTTAAGGCTGGGAGTTCCACCTATTCCGCCACCAGTAAGTTCTATTTAGACTAATCAACTCTTGGGTGTAAGGCTATCGTTAAATCTTTAGGGATTTCTTCATTATTGTGAACGTGATACCAGTAATCTTCCCCAATAGCTATAACCCCCACCTTGCCTTTGACCTCTTCCCTCAAATATTTGTCCTTTAATTCTTGTGCTTCCATATTTATCTCCTTAATCTATTTCATCCTTAAACGCTATAGAGGGCTTTTTGTATGCCCCACCTTCCTCTAACCACTTCTCTAACGTCTCGTCCATTCTCTTCTCTAAATCATACTTGAGGGTATGATATCCCTTCCTGCACCCATCACAGAGAGATAGAAAGCCACCATTGCCTACTCGTATAGGTATATCCTCAAATATCTCCTCCTCTAGTCCGCACCTGTTACATTTTCGCATAAGATAAGTTCCCATAGCATACACCTCCAAAGAGTCATAAGAAGGGGGTTCCCCCCACCTTTCTTCTTCAGCTATCATACTAATGGTCTACATAACCCGTCTAATTTGCCTCTGTATCTATTAGTGGTTCTATCATAGAACATTCAGGGTATTCTACCTTTATTACCGCACCTAATTCAGACCGCTTGGTAAGGATTTTATCAACCACATCATCAGGGGTCAACTCTGGGGTCAAGCGCATATGTAAAAGTATATTCTTTGCCGCTTTCTTTATCTCTTCTTGTTTAGTCATTATTTACGCTTCTTATGTTACCCCTAATATACTATCTAACTCATTACAAAGCACCATAGCTACATCCTCTACGGGTAGAGACATCTTCTCTGCAATTAGCAACAAGTCTCCATATACTAAAGGAGCACAGACTATCTCTTTTTCTCTGCTCTCATATAAATTACAGAAGTGAGTTAGTATTCTTTCCCTTTGTATATCAGTTACCATTACGTTACCTCTAACATCTGTCCTATATCACCAAAGGTCGCCCACCCCATCCCAAAGTGGACTTCATCTACTACCCCGTGATTCTTTAATGATTGGTGTATTCTTTCTAATTTCTTTCTCTTTTCAGGGTCTACCAATGCGTGGATTATCGCTGGATATTTTGTTACACCCTTCTCCGTTACAACCTCATTTGTTACGCCCGATGTTACGCCCCTAAACCTCCTCATCCTTTCCTTGCTCGCCTTCTTCGCTGTCTCCTTGTCTTTGTATGGACTCATTTCTTTAACTTCTTCATTAAGATATATCGGGCTTCTATATTTAATCTCCTCCTTCTATTATAACATATCGTTTCTTAACCCCCTATCTGGACTTTTTTAACTTAAATGTCGGGGTTCGGTTAAACAATACTTAATAAGACATCCATTATGTCAACTAACCCTTCGTAATAGAGAATATACCATAGTAGGATACCAATAGGGGGCTAAAACGCCCCTATGAGCGTCTGGTGGCTTCTCATAATCGGTATACGGTGTGTCTACGGTCTTATTATCTCTAGCTAATAACATTATGTCTGGAACGCACTATAAGTATTATGTAATCTGGTCTATTATCCTTATACTATTCATAAGTTATTCTTATGAGTCTTATAAGTGTTGTGTTTGTGTGTGGGTTTGGGCGTGTCTAACCAATATACGAATATACCAATACACGATTATACGATTAGCAGGAGTCCCCCGTTTAATAGAGTTACACCCAAAGGCTCAAATGATAATTATGGACCAACGTTCTAACATACCGGGGCTTATACTCTTCTATAGATAATTTGGATAAGCCGAGCTCAGCGTTCTCACCTACGAGAGCTACAATCCCCCTTCATCGTCAAGATACGTCAAGCCCGCTCCTTAATAATCAATACGATTCCTAGATAACACTCCTTCTAAATACCCTATCCGTTTCTCCTGCCTTGCAAGTATCTTCTCAAAATGGGTTATCTGATTATGTCCTGCTTCTGTAAGAAGCACAAGGTTTCTCTTCCTATTATCATCTTTAACACCATTCTTGTGGTGGACTATTTCCCACCGATGTAAATTCCTTCCCAATGCCTTAGCCACCACCAAGCGGTGCTCAAGAACATATCCCCTTACACCAGCCATCGGATAAAAGAAATCATCAGGCGGAAGCTTTACAAGGATATATCTGCCTTTGTCTATATACCTGCCACCTTTCCAGTTGCCATTAAATTTACCTAACCCCCTTAAACTTTGCGGAGTATCATTCTTATCTCTCTTTCTCCATCCCCCCGCAGTATATTTAGGGGATAATATCTGATGCACCCTTTGCCTACTTATCCCACAAATATTACCTATTTCCTGATAGCTTTTCCCTTGCCCCCTTAACTCTAGTAATTCTTCTCTATCTACCACTGTCAATACCTCCACCTCTTATTATACCACATTCGTCAAGTTACCTTAAATCATACTACTAAAACTATTTTTATTAAAATGGTAACATTATGTCTAATAAACTATTGACAAGGATATTTAATAGGTATATTATAGGTGTAGGGTTAAATAATAGGAGGGTAGAAATGATAGCTACAAAAAGAACCGCAGATGAGGCAAGGGAACTGGCAAAGTATATCGGGGTGTTGTTAGACAATGAGCCTGATACAGAAAATTGCCGGTTTGTGTGGGAACATAAATCAGAGGGCGACCAGTCAGCAATAGTAGCTGTAATAACAATCCCGTATGATGAGAGAACTGAAGCATAATACAATGGGTAGATTAACACTTTACAGACTAAACTAGGAGGGAGACAATGAAGGCAATGGAAATTCACAAAATCGTAATTGTGGGAGAAAATACTTACTTTATCCCACGCAATGCCGAGATAGCCACGGCTTGGCTTATCAACCAAACTCAATGGTCTGATGAATTGGTAAAGCAACGAGCCACCAATTTAGCCTATACTATCTGGCGGAACTTCAATGCTAATGTTACCGAGGATGAGGGCAAAATGGCACTTGCTAACGCCATCGCTGAAATTGGGCAATGGATTGCTGATAGAGCAAAATCGCAGTAACACTTTACAGACTAGGCATTAAGGAGTATTAAGATGGATTACAAAATTGAAGCGATTACAGAAGAGGAAAAGAGGAACCATTCCAATGCCCAAGTAAAGTTGGTGGAACAAGGATATGAAGACATTATATTAGGATTTCACAACTCCCGTGCCAACGCTCTAGTAGAAAAAGGTAAGTGGGAAGCCAGAGATAGATTAAGCGACAAAATAGAAGATTTCTACGCTGAAATGCAAGAGGATTTCGGCACAGTTCTATCAGAAGGCGAAATAACAGAAATGATTAAGGGATATGACTAAAGTTAGTGCCTAGTGTGGAAGGGGTTAAAATGGAAAAGGCAAAACTAAAACTACATAACAAAGCCCGCCGATTACTCGGAGTAGATGCTAACAAGATTAGAATTGTTAGCCCAAGTGAGTTTCGCAATATAACAGGATATACGGTTAGCACTAATCTAGGCATAGCTTCTTATAAGCACAGGGTTTACTATGTAAGACGTGGTGAACGGCTAGCTACCTACATTCACGAACTATTGCATATCATCTACAAGACCAAGCCTCACTGGTGGCTATATGCCGTGAGTTGGAAACTGGCTAACATTAGAATTAAGGCGGGCTATGGCAAGGCATACGGGTATGGCTATGGATGTTTTGTGGACAGTGCCAGAATGAAAGAACTACCCGGTAAGAATAAATTACTCAAACAGATACAATCACAAGTCAAAAGGAGAGGACTCAAGCGGTAACGCTGGGAAAATAGAATAGAGTTAGTGTTCTGTTGGCTGGGCTGGGGAAGGAGTAGTTTATGGCATATCGCAAAAAGACACTGCGGTCAATGTCCCCGACTACACGGAGGGTTGCCCGTCTGATTGGTGAGCTAGGCAGTATAGAACGCAGGCTCAAAAACTTACTACCAGAGATTAAGAACATAGAGTTTGAAAGCCAGGCTCTGCGGAGTGCCAAGCAGATTAACCAACCTGAAGGAGTGAATAAATGACATCACGACAAGCCCCGGTTCAAGAGATAGTTAAAGACCTTGTTAAGTGGTTTGTGAAATACAGGAAGCCTATCACTTCTCGCTCATTGAAGCCAATTTTAGAGAGGCACATCGCCACGCAGGAAGGGGTGGAGAAAATGGTTAACTACTTGTCAAGTAAAGCAGGAGA